CAGAAGAGCGACTTCCTTAGTGTTCTTCAGGATCGTCGAAAGGGTGAGTCTTGCATCAGTGGTGATTATGAATCCGCCACTGACAATATTTATCAAGAAGCCGTGAAAACGATCGTGGATGTCCTCGCAGAGGACAAAGACTTAAGTGAAGAGGAGAGAGAGTTTCTTTTGAAGAGTTTTGACGATATTCGTGTTCGCGTCAAAAGCGAGGAGGGTATTTCTTGGCACAAGGTTGTGAGAGGGAGCATGATGGGTAACTTGGTTAGTTTTCCCATCTTGTGTCTCTTGAACAAAGCTTGTTTCGATATCGCCTGCACTCTATCTTTCGGACCTGAAGAGAGACGAATTGGGAGATTTAACGGAGATGATTGCATGTTCAATGGTGATCAGTCGTTCTTTGACCTTTGGGTCTCGGTGACTGGTACCTTTGGACTTGTAGTCAATGCATCCAAAACCTCTCGAACCAATAAGTACATCGAGCTGAATTCGAATTGTTACGAAATTCGAACTCGACGTATTGTCTCAAAACCGGTCCTGTCGTTCTTCAAGCGAAAAGAGGATACCCCTGAATGCTTGATTGGTAGCATTCTTGAAGGGTTGAAGTCGTTCAGGCGATCTACGATTTCTTACGTGATGTTTACGCTCATGCGTAGAGAAATCACTTTGAGGAAAATCGAGATGTCGACTATTCCGAAGTCTTGGCTTCGGGACCTCTTGACGCGTTCATGGTTTCGCGGCTGCCTGAGCCGCGGACCCGCTCCCATTAAGGAAAAAGGAAAGAAAAGATGTTCGGAGATTGTGATGGGTCCTCCGCCCCGTCCTGTTTTCTATTCCATGGTGTCGAAGATGGCACGTGATGTTGATCTTGATTTTGTTGCGCGTTGGAAGGGGGTCCGATGTGTCCCTTATAGTGCAACTATTGATCGCTCGCGTGTGTCATCTCACCTGGCTCAAAAACCTTTAACCACCCACATTGTTCCGAAGTCTAGCAGATGGAGCTTCTTATGGCCCAAGGCCGTGTGGGACTTCATTCCAAAATCGATACTGGTCGCACGTGGCGACAGGTACCGAAAGTGGATTGAAGACCACCCGTTCCTTCACATTGAGAAGTCTTTCCATTCTAGGGTTCGCGGACTCGCTAAGAGTACATTTTCCCCTATCCTTGTCGATTTCGTTCATTACTCTGACGGATTCTACCGAGAGGCGTAGGCTGCAAAGCTTTTTTTGTTGAGGATTCTCCTCTTTTTTCTTTTAAAGGATTAATGAAACCCACCTGTGGTCACAAATCCTGTCCGTAAAACATAAGAAATCCGTTTAACGAGCCCTGGCAGTTAGCCGAAGTTCGCAAGCCCAGTTGTCCCTAAATTGCAGGGAGTTTCAAGCGATCTATGATCGCCTCT